GGTAGTACTTTTGACTATTCAGAGCCTACCTTATAAGTTGAACCAATTAAAATTAAAGATTATGAATAATTCAGTCGAGACAAAGAAGGAAGAGGTTAGAAAGAACATTAAGAATGCGTTCGAGTCAGCCACAAAGAAAATCAGAGACATTATTTCTGTTTGTCCTGATTGGGAGGTAGAGGGTATTGACGTAGGCTACAAGTCACTTATCGCTCATTTGAATTTGAAAGAAGTAGGAAGAGACATGATGGTGATTCGCTACCAAGCAAAGGTAGGTAACTTCCAGGAAGAGTCATTTAACACCAATGTAGCAAGCTTCGGCAGCTTTGATCTTCTGGAAACAAACGAAAACCTTAAGTACTATACAGCAGTTGGCGACATCCTCAATCATAAAGACATGCTTTCGCTTTTGAAAGAGACAATGGTTTTCTTTGCAAATAAAATTGCAGAGCTACGTAAGGAGTACGATAAGTTAGACAAGGAGGATTAGTTATGACAAAGCAAGAAGAAATCGATATTCTACAGTCCTTGAAGGGCGATACCTATTTCGCTCAGTTCTTCGGTAGCAAGGACATTGACCAGATGTGTCAGAACATCAATAACAACTTCGCCATTGAGGGAGGATGCGGATTTAGTCAGAAAGCAGAAGCTTTAGAGCGAATTAACGCAGACCTCAAAAAGGAGTTTCAGCAGAAAATCCATGATTTGGGAATGGAGCTTATCAAGGTTCTAGACAAGGGATTTGATAAGGATGCCATCTACCAGTTGGTTGAAGGCGAGGTCGGAATTGATGCTATCATCAAGTTCAAGCGTAAGAACAATCTGGATATTACAGATAAGGAGTTAGATTATATGATATCAAAACTTCCATGATTATGAAGCATATATGTAGTAATTGTATAGCTTCCGAGATATGCTATAGTGAAGGCAAGAAGCCTAATGACACTTGCCTTCATTGGGAATGGAGATATGCAGGTTTATGGTTTGACAATTAAATGTAAGACAATGGGAAAAGAGAAAGTTACAGTAAACGATTTGAAGGTTACACTCTCAGAGCTTGGTGTAACATCTGGCTTGAAGCAGGAAAAGATTATTCAACGCCTGCAGGTCAATGGCTGTTTGATTGCAATGGTAACAGATGTGTTAGATCAGCTCATCAAGGATGAACAGGGCATGTTTAGGCTGTTAAGCGTTCGCTATAAGCAAGAGCAGAAGATGCACTACACTCAGATGCAGGATGCTGCCAAAAAGTACTACTTCCATTTGAAACCCTTTAATAAGAGTTTCTTCGGTGACGAGAATATTTGCGCCAACCTGGAGGATAACGCAAATGACATCTATGAAATCATCAAGCTTCTTGCGGACCACACTAACGACCACAAGGATATGGAAGCGATTAAGAGAAACCTCAGAAAGAGAAAGTTGAACCATCATATTTTCGATTAAGATTATGGCAGATTATAAAGTAAATGTAGATTTATCGGACTTGTACGATGATATGACAATCAGTGAGCAGAAGAGCTTTCTAGTTGATAAGTTCTGTTCCTTACCAATAGGCTCGATGGAAGAAGTGGTTGGCGAAATGCTAAACAACTTGAACGGACAGCAGGTAGCAAAAGTTATAGAAGACGCTTTCGATAACTTGCATGAGCAAGCCCAGGAGCACGTAATCAACTATGTGAAAGGGTAAGGATATGAAGTTTATAAAACGCAAGTGTTTGTTGACTCTTGAAGGAAGTTATCAGAAACAAGCTGTCCTTACCATTCCAAAGCCGACAAAGCCCATCTTTCCAAAGGAAATGGAGCGAAAGTTTATAGAGAGTTTTAACAAGTCGCAACCAAATATGGTTAACAAGGTTGTGAAGTGTCACGTAATGAGAAATTAAGCGTATGGAAGATTTACCTAGGCTCAGAAATCGTCTTGAAGGTGGTTGAAAGCGAGACAGAAGAATGTAATGGTTGCTTCTTTGACGAGATAAGCAGCAATATTTATGAAAATATCTGCAAAGATATTTGTTGTGCCGCAATCGACAGAAAAGACGGAAAGAATGTTCAATTCAAAAGAGTAAAGTGATTATGAAGAAAATCAAAAGTAAGACAGTTCGTGACTATGTTATGAACGATATGGTGTGGAAGGTTGATTTGCCAAGTTTCTTGAAAGAAATAGCTGAATGCTCAAAAAGCATTCCTTATGCTATGACTTTTAAGATTTTGGCACAGATACTTAATGTACTCATAGAAAGGGCTATTGAGATAAATGACCCTGCACTTAACATCATTATGCTCAACCTTGGACTTTATGAAGGAGCGCATGACAAGAACGTAGATGAGGTTATATCTCAATTACGCAAGTTGATTACCGATAATCAAAAATAGGAGGACTAAGTATGATAGACGATAAGAAAATAGAAGAAGCTGCACAAGGAGCAGCAGACTTGTATGAGCAAGACTTGCCTATAATGTCTTATAATGAAGACACAGAGGTTGACGGTCAGCATCACTTCTGCCAAGAATTTGGCGCTGAGTTGTTTAAAGATGGTGCTAAGTGGGCTATCAAGGAGTTCTTGAAAGATTTGTGGCATGACGGCGAAGAAGTACCAAAAGAAAAGAATAAATCTGTTCTTATGTGGTTCGAATCATATTCTGTCGGTGAAAGAGAATTAGATAATGATGAATATTACGACTTGTGTAATACAGGGAAAGATGGATATGATGAGGATACTTGGAAGATGATTTGCGATGAAGGAGGATGGTGTTCTAAGTGGCTTTACCTTGATGATTTGCAGAAAGGAGGCAAACAATGAAAGAGCTTAAAGTTGGAGAAAAAGTTACTATTATTCTTGAAGCTGTTGAACATGTCACTTGTGAAGGATGCTTCTTTAAAGGAGTGGCTGGCTGTTGTGGCGCAGCTCCACTTGGATTGAAGTGTCTTCCTGAATATCGTTCAGACAAAAAGAATGTAATTTTTAAAGAAGTTAAGGAGTAAAGCGTATGAGCTACGAATCAAGAAGTAGATGTAAGGAAAGACAGATAACACCTTGTGGAATTTGTCCTTTGATGTTTAAATGTCCTTATGATGAAGATAAGGATAAGTATAATAATCATAAAAAGTAAAGCGTATGGATAAGTTATATATTCCAGTATTAAATGCTAATTGCAAGAAAACGTTTGCATTCTTAGATGAATACGTTCCTCCACCCACAAGGAAGGAGAGACGTAAACGTGAAAGAGAACTTAAAAAGAAGTTCCCTCTCGATTTGAGTAAGTTTATAGAATCACATAGAACTTAAAGAAGAATAGTTATGAAAGAATATGTAATAACAGATGAGTTACGAGAAAAGATTATCAAGTGGTTTAATAACATTGCCGAAGAAGCTGATACTCTAACTACTGGTAACGTCTCACATAAAAAGGCAATGATTAAAGGAATGGCAGCACGCTCTGCTGAGTTTGTCGAGAAATATAGTGTTGGCATTGCTGATGGTGCAAGTGATTTAAAATAATAGCTTATGAAAATTGAAAATATCAAGTTCAAGGCTAAACGTCTTGACAATGGCAAGTGGGTTGAAGGTTACTTTTATACCGAATGTGGTAATGCCTACATCGTTGAGAACAGACAGGGCGAATCAATGCTTAATAGAAATGAGGCACATCAAGTTGACCCTTCCACCGTCTGCCAGTTCACAGGACTGGCAGACGGTAAGGGCAATGAATTGTACGAACATGATGTTATCAAGAATTATCCTTTTCTTCCATCAGAAATTGTATGGTCGGAAGAGTTAAGTGGGTATTACCTCAAACATGCTAATGGAAAGATTGAGGGTAAACCGTTAGGTCATTATCTTTCATTAGGTAAATTCATAGTTGTCGGCAATAAATTCGATAAGGAGAAATAGCGTATGAAAAGTATATTCTCTATGTTTGCTTACTGGGATAGAGTACATCAATTTCCAGACGGGCATATTAAAGTAAAAAATAATTTAGCTTGGAGAAGAAAATATCTCCATGTTCGCAGTAGTAATAAACAAATACCTTTTTAGCGTATGAAAAAAGAAACAAGAAATGTAGTAGTTCTCGATTGGGAGGATAAAATTAAGCTACAACAATCTATCAGGGATTTGGAACAAATCTCTAAGACTTGCCAAATACCTTGCAAGGAACTTACAGTTAAATAATACACTTTACTATCTCAAAACGATTGAGGAGGAAATTAATTAGCGTATGAAGAAAAAGATTTTAGACTTAGCCAAGTCAGCCGTTTGGTTCGTCTTGTGCTTGCTCGTAGGTGCGTTGACTTTTGAAGGTGTTTGCTCATTGGCTAATAGAAAAGAGCCTGCAAAGGAATTTAGTACAACAGTATTTACTAAGAATGGGCATGACTATCTGCTTGTGGACACGAAACACGGAGTTTGTGTTATTCACGCCGAGAGTTGCCCTTGTCATAAAAACAAGTAACTATGAAGAAAGAAACATTTGACTTCTCGGAGGCTCTAAGAAGAATGAAGGAAGGGAAGAATGTTAGACGTAAAAATAGCGAATACATCTTTGCTATATGCGGAGGCGGCTGTTTCCCTCAAACAATATCATACAGAATGTGTGTGTCTAATATGTTCTCTTTAGGTGTTGCAGCTATACCTACTGAAAGTATTCTCGCAACCGATTGGGAGGAGGTGTAAGGATGAAAAAGAAAGTATTGACCCTCACCATTAACAAGCAATGGTTCGATAAAATCGTATCGGGCGAGAAGACTGAGGAATATCGGGATATAAAGCCATATTGGGCTTCCCGACTGGTAAACCAACAAGCCGAAAGCGGTGAGGTGCTTTTCGATGAGTTTGGCGGTTATTGTCGCGTGATAGGCAAGCTGGAATATAAACCTTATACCCACGTCCTCTTTATCAACGGCTACCGCAAGGATAGTCCACGAATTGAGAAGGAGATTGAGAGTATCACCATCGGCAAGCCTAAGAATGGAATGTGCCCAGGCAAGTGGTTGGATCATGAGTTTTTCATTATTAAGTTTAAGTGATATGATTGCAATTAAAGTATCTTCCGAGAACATCCAAGAATTATGGAAATGCCCGGACGTTTCAGAGTTAGTAAAGACTGTCAGTGGAGACTGCACAAAGCAGACGTTGATAGTTAGGTTGAGAAATCGAGAGTTCTATGTTCCCGACGGATTCTATCTCGTGAAAGACGGGAATGATCAATGGAGCACACTCAGCCCATCACTGTACAAACTTATAAAAGACAAGGTTCATGGCGAGAAGTGAGGAGGAAGTCCGGGAATACCATAGAAGGTACTACCAGGAGCATAAGGAGCACCTATTGGCAAGAATGGAAGTTTATCGTAAAGAGAATGCTGAAAGAATTGCCGCAAACAGAAGATATAACAGAAAGAGAAAGAAAGCCTTGGGCGGCTTAATGAACCCAAATATTAAATAATGAGTAGAGGAAAACATTTTAGTGCAGAAGAGATTGAGTTCATCAAGGTTAACGCTTTGGTGATGACGACAACGGAGATTGCAAAGCAGCTCAATCGTAATTATTGGGCCATCCATCGAAAGATGAAGGAAATGGGTATCAGCAAGAGCCACGTGTTTACTGCTGACGAGGATTTCATCATTCGCAGAATGTATGGCAAGTACCCGGTAAAAGCCATTGCTACCAAGATTGGCGTGGACGAGAACGCTATTTACAACCGTTGCAAGAAGCTTAAGCTAACGAAAGGAGGTGCGCAATGATTGTCATAGTTACCGCTATGGATAAGGAATACGACCTTATCAGCGAATGGATTGCAAAGAATTGGCTTGACTACAAAAATGTTCAAAACATAGCTTTAATCAAGTCTGGTATTGGCAAGGTTAATGCGGCATCTTGCTTGACAGAATTTCTTTCGTCGAATACGTCCAGCAAAGTTACAAGAGTTATCTCGGTAGGATGCGCCGGTGCTGCTGTTGCAGGATTGAAACCTGGTAATGTCGTGATTGGCAATTCGTACTGTTATCACGATGTATATTGCGGCGAACCGAATGCCAATGGACAAGTTCAAGGTATGCCGGCAGTCTTTCCTTCTGATTTCTCGTGGATTGATATGGATGAAAGATTCCGATTAGGAACCATAGCTACGGGAGATAAGTTTGTCACTACGAGAGAGCAGGTATTGGCGATTAAGGATTTCCTTCCTAATTCGTATAACGTATGCGCCATCGATATGGAGTCTGCTGCCCTTGCGCAAGTATGCTACAAGAAAGGGATTGGTTTCACTTCTATCCGAGTTATAAGCGATAATCCTCTGGAGCCAAATCAGACCGAGCAGTATGCCGGATTTTGGGATAGCCTTGCAGAGAAGGCATTTGATGTTGTTTGTAAATTATTAGAGAATGATACCAAGTTTTAAAGTTGATCATACGAAACTGAAGCCGGGTCTTTATGTTTCGAGAGTAGATAAATGGGGCATGGAGACTGCTACCACATTCGATATTCGTGTGTGCAAGCCAAATAAGGATATGATGTCACCTGCTGTCGCGCACACAATAGAGCATTTGATGGCGGACTACCTACGCAATGATAGCCCTCTTAGCAATTCCGTTCTGTATTTTGGTCCGATGGGATGTCTTACAGGTTTTTATCTTATCCTTAAAGGTACATGGACTTCAAAGCTAATAAAGGAAATGATAGTGGAATCTTTTAAAGCGTGTTCGCTATCAAAGACGATTCCAGGTGCATCGGAAGTGGAATGCGGAAATTATAGGCTCAACGACTTAAAAGGAGCAAAAGAGCTATGTGATATGTTCTCCGTATATCTATCCACAGCTGGACCGGATAAGCTTAATTATCCAGACTAATATTTATATGTAACCATAAAGTATTTAATCATTAAGTATATTTCTTGTAATATATTTGGTGATTAAATACTTTTTTTATAATTTTGCAGCATTACTTATTGCTATCGCTTCGTACTGGGATATTTCTTGAATTTATTGTTCAATTAAATATTTAGTTAGAATGAAAAAAAGAACGAAGCAAGTTTTAGTTATTCTGAAACCCAAATCAAAGGCGTTGGGGTTCAGTAGAGAGGAGTTAGAGGGTATTGCTGCCGATGTTGCCAATAACTTAGAACTCGATGAAGAAGCCTCAGACGAGGATGTAAACGCAGAGATTGAAAAGCAGGTCAATGCGGTTCTTCCTTATCTTAAGATTGCGCAAAAGACCGCGCAGCGTACTATCCAGAGCTTTAAGGATAGTCAAGACTTGGATGACGACGAGGTCGATGACGATGATGATGACCCTGCCGGCAACAAGAAACCAATCCGCAAACAGAAGAAAGAGAAAGAAGAGCAGGTCCCAGCATGGGCACAGGCACTCATTACCCAAAACAAAGCCCTGCAGACCGAAATCCTCGGTTTGAAGTCAGAGCGTGAGAATGATGGCCGCCGTTCTAAGCTGAAGGCACTCCTTAAGGACAAAGGTACGTTCGGAAAGACTGTCTTGAAGAATTTCGACAAGATGAAGTTCGAGAACGAATCTGATTTCGACGATTTCTATGATGGTGTTGTGGAGGACTTGGCAGCTATCGATCAAGAGCGTGCTAACGAAGGTCTCGGAAAGCTTGGTGCTCCTGCGGCTCAGAGAAAGCCTAAGAAGGAAGAGGTTGAGGTTATCAAGGACAACGAGATTGATGAGCTTGCCGAAACTATGTAATCTTTAAATTTTAAAAGTTATGTATGGCGTAAGCAAGACAAAAACGTTTGATTCAGGCAAGGAGTCTGTAATCATCAGAAATTACGTGAATGGCATCATGGGTGGTGTCATTCTTGACATGACAGGTTTCTCTGGAGAGTTCATCCAGTGCGGACACATTATCATTCGTGATACCAAGTCTGGCGAGTACAAGCCAATGCCGGTAACAGGTGGGGCTTATACTTCTTTGCCGGAAAATCACGAGTATGTTGGTGTCTGTATGACAACTGCTCCTGTAGATACCCCTCATGTAGGTGTTATGACGGCAGGTGAGGCTAATGATAAGGCTGTCCCTTATCCTGTCGATACGATCAAGGCAGCTTTGAAAACAGCCGTTCCTACTCTTCAGTGGGGACACGATGCAATCGGTTAAGGAGGTGATTTATGCAACAGAGTTCTTTATTTCTTAAGTATATCTTGAGTTTCTTCCCAATCCTGAAGACATTGATTGAGAAGATTAACGGTAAGCGCAAGAACGAGATGACGTATCTCCACAAGGATACATCCATTCTTCGCCGCGTTTATTCTACCGACAACAAATGGGAAGCCGACACGGTTGATACCTCTTACGTAGCTGCTGACTACGTGGCAGTGGATTCTCCGGTTCCTTTGAAGTCTCGTGACAAGATTTCAACCGCCAACGGCAAACTGCCAAAGGTCGGTATGAAGAAGTTCTTGAAGGAGTCAGATATTCTTTCCCTCCGACTTATGGAAGCCCAGGGCGGTCAGACAGCAGAGATTCGTCGTAAGTTGGCGCAGGACCCGGTAGCTTGTAATGTCGGTGTTGATGAGCGTAATGAGTACGCCCTTCTGTATGGTCTTTCTAACGGCTACGTAGCTGTTCGTGACGACGATAATCCAAAGGAGTTGCTCCGTATCAAGTATCAGTACTTGCCAGAAAATCAGCTCGGCATCAACAATGTTGATACTGGTGTTACAGTTGCAGACTTGAAGAAATGTATCGAGCGAGCATCGAATGATGGCAACACCATCTTGATCTTCTGGATTGGTAAGGCTAAGTTTGACGAACTGAAGAAGGCACAGGATGCCTGCGAGCTTGTTGCCAACTACAAGGGCCAGACTTATGACTCCAACACAAAGCTGCCGGTTCCTACTGCCAGCGTATTCCAGGAGGCATTCTTGGACGAGACCGGTGTATCATTCCGCATCATCAACCGTACTGTCCGCTTGGAGCATGATGGTGTGAAGAAGAGCGTTAAGCCTTGGAACAACGATATGATTATTGGTGTCTGCTCACAGATGATTGGTGCCCTCGTTTACGGTCAGGTAGCAGAGGCAACAAACAGAGTGGCAGGTGTAACCTATCAGCAGATTGATTACAAGCTTATCTCTCAGTATTCAACAACTGATCCATTGCGTGAGACAACTGCGGTGCAGGCATACTGCTTGCCTGTCATCGAGGACGTTGACACAATCTATCAGATTGATACTAAGCTGGCAGACCCAGACGTTTCTGTTGATACCGAAAAGGAGAAAGCAGATACAGAGGACGCTAAGGTAACAATCTCTGATGTGACCTACAAGAAGCCGGAGGCTATCACAACTCTCAACGCTCTTGGTGCTACACTTTCTAGTGACGCCAGCGACAAGGAGGTTATTGATGCCTATAACGAGCTTCCTCCTGTGAAGAAGAAGGAGTTCAAGGAAAAGGCAGCTAAAGCCGAGGAGTAATCATGAAGACGGTCGGACAAGCTTTGGTGGATGAGGTGCACATACCTATCCCCTATGGTTTCGTGGAAAACGCCTGCATAAAGCGTGACCTCGATATCGAATCAGAGTTCACTGGTGACGTTGCCAGAAGTGACGCCTACAAAGGAACGCTTGCCGACTGTCTGCTTTCTCTCATACAAGCCGTTAGCTTCTCCGAAGCGGACAAATCAATAGGTTCCCTATCGGAAGACCAGCGAAAGGCTATATTAGTTCAAGTCAATCGTTTATATAACTCTATCGGCGAGGAGGAGGTTTCACTTACTCCAAAGCCGACAGTTTACATTAATTGCTGATGAGTCTATTGAGTTTTCATGCCTCAAAGCTATACCGGCAGCAGAAGGTAGCTGGCTATACAGATGATGATGGAAATTATCACCAGGGCAAGACCGAGTGGAAGTTCTGCTGCACTTGTGATGTAGTTCCTGCTGGCGAGGCCAACAAGTTAGTTACATCTGACGGTTCTATTGATTACTACTCCTACGAAGTGCATAACTTGCCCGTAGGAATTGAAAAGTTCTCTTATGGGGATTTTATCAAGCTAGAAATTTTAGGGGCTGAGGAGGTAATTATCAAGGTCAAGGGGTTTCATCGTTACCAACTCCAGTGTAAGATATGGGCATAAGAATGACAACCAGCGCTTACGCTCTCGATGCCTTCCTACAAAGAGCCGCAAGGAAGATACAGGAGAATGTGCTTAAAGCATTGAGCAAGCTAGGAGACGAATCTGTGGTTAGAATCCGTAACAGGTCTGCCAAGGAAAGCTGGATAGACCATACGGGTAACCTAAGAAGTTCTATAGGCTTCGCCGTGTACGAGCAGGGAAGTAAATATATGGAATCAGCCTTTTCGCAGGTTCTCAGTGGCACAGACGGCTCTGTAAAGGGCAAGAAGATGATCAATGACCTTGCAAAGGAATATTCCAGGGTTTATGCTTTGGTTATCGTTGCCGGAATGGAATACGCAGGAGAGGTGGAAGCCTTGGAAAGCAAGGATGTCCTCGCATCAACGAAGATATGGGCCACATCCATTGTAGAGCAGCGTGTGAAGACAGCAATAGACTCAGCAGTTAATGAAATAAACAAGTGGAAGATATGAAATCAGACGGAGCAATTAAGACAGATGTTTACCGGTACATCAATGAAAGCGGTTTCATGAACAACGTCAATGGCAAGCTGTCAAAGACGATGAGACCGCATAATTCTCATAAGGAAGATGTCGTTATCTCCATCTTGGCTAATGAGGGAACGCAGCTTCAAACGGCGATTATAAATGTAAATATATACACACAAGACCAGGATGTAGATGGGCAGTTCGAGGAGAACACTATCAGAGTTGACGAAATCTGCAAACTGGCTTGGAATCTCTTGGAAACGTTCAGAACAAGCGAGTATGCAGCCCACGCTATTGAGCAGAGGGTATATGCAACAAGCACGGGAGAACATGTAATAAATAATCAAGTTGAATATAAACTCATAAACGATTAAATTATGTCAGTAACATCATGGGGCAAATGCACTATCTACGTTCAAGAGGTAGGTAGCAAAAAGAACGAGTGGACTAAGCTCCCAACTCCAAAGGATGGCACTACTAATGTTACTCCAACGAAGGGCGATACAATGACCCAGGTTGAGGAAGGTGGCGGAATTGTTGACCGCAAGACAAAGAAGTCAACCTACGAGGCTGTATATCAGCTCTTCATCAAGAAGAACCAGTCGCAGCCATTCAAGACCATCGACGGTATCGTAGAGGGTAACTACCGTTTGGCTATCCAACCGGAAGACGCCGAGCTCCCTGGCGTTTACATGGGTAACACTACTATCGGCGCAGAGGAGGCCTATACAACCCAGGACGGTGCTCTTATCACGTACACTCACGCAGCTCTCATCCCAGAGGGTGACGTGGTGGCTAAGACTACCAACTCAAAGAGTGAGGAAGTCTATTGTGCTTACCGCTGGCGTGTTATCACCGCCGCAAAGGGAACAGGTGGAAAGTATGCCTTGACTTTCAAGAAGCCGCAGGACGGTGAGACCCCTCCTGCTGAAATCACGGAAACCTACGCAGAGACATAGGCATATTCTAATATCCCTTCTGCCGACTGAGGGTTATCAGCCGGCAACCTACCCAAGTAGCTCAGGGGAAGAGCGAGACCAAATAGTCCGTCGCATGAAAATCCAGGGTCTTCAAAAGCTGGTTGAAAGTCGCAGGTTCGAGTCCTGCCTTGGGTGCCAACAATTTAAATTCGAGTGATATGGAAGAGTTAGGAATCATTATATCGAATACGCTCACAGATATGCCGATAGGCTTTGATACTGAGCACGCTCACGTTAACATCTACCCTACTACACTGGGCATGATGTACCTAACGTCGCAGTTGGTAGATAGCTTGGAACTAGACAAAGAGTTACTTCAAGCTGATCCATTCTTGGAAGCATTGCGAGTTGCAAACACCAAAAGGGAGACATGCTGCAGATTGATTGCATATCACTCACTCAATACAAAGAATGAAATACTAGACTCCAAATGCGTAAGCAGGCAGACGGAGGTAATCTTCAAAGAATGTTCCAACGAGGATATAGCCACTCTCCTCATCATCATCCTTAAGGCTAACTCATACCAGACAATAGCCAAAGAGACAGGAATGGAAGAAGAAGCGAAGCGTATGGCAAAAGTCAACGCAGCAAAGAAGTCGGAGAATAGCTTTATCTTCGGAGGCAAGACAATATGGGGAACTCTCATAGATGCCGCTTGCGAAAGATACGGATGGACTTTCGATTACGTGGTATGGGGAATATCGTATAACAACCTGACTCTCATGCTCAAAGACAAGATTACTTCAATCTATCTGTCAGACGAGGAGAGGAAGAAAGCCCATATACCGGCAGCAGGGGAAGAGGTCATCGATGGCAACAACAAGGAGGCGGTCATGAAGGCGGTGATAGAGTCAGAGACCGAGATTTAACCGAAGTCTTCCTGCGCACGCACGTAAAGTTCCCATATCGAACACTCACATTTGGTGTTTCCCCGGAGATTCTTTATAACAGAGTATAAATTCAAGGAAAAATAGAACATTATGCCAAGCATTAAATTCGATACAATAGTCGAGACAGCCAAGGTCGTTTCCGGTTTTCGAGACATTCAGAACGCAGTTCATCAGACTGCCGAGAGGGTTGAGAAGGACGGAAAGTCTATTGACGATGTAATCTCGAATATACAGAACAGCATGAACATTGCCATTGGCGGTTGGAGCATTGGCAAGTTCGTCAATCAGATGATGCAGGTCCGCGGTCAGTTCCAGCAGACAGAAATGGCATTCAAGACGATGTTGCAGTCTGAGGAGAAAGCTGATGCTCTCATGAAGCAGTTGATCCGCACGGCAGCCGTCACACCTTTCGGGGTTGAAGACGTTACAGAGGGAGCCAAGCAGCTCCTTGCGTTCAACGTAGCAGCCGAGGATGTCAACAAGACGCTTATCGGATTGGGAGACGTGGCAGCAGGTATGGGTCTAAACCTTAAAGACCTCGTGATGCTCTACGGCACCACCATCGCCAAAGGCAAGATGGATACTATGGACTTGTATCAGTTCCTCAACCGAGGTATTCCTATCGCAGATGAGATAGCCAAGGTTATGGGTCTTGACGTTACCAACGCCATCAAGGAGGTCCAGAAGCAAATCAAGGCAGGCAAGGTTACCAGCGATGTCTTCATCCAGGCAATGCAGAGTATGACTGCTGAGGGTAGTAAGTTCGGTGGCTTGATGGAAGCTCAGTCCAAGACTATTACCGGTCAGATAAGCAACATTAAGGATGCCATTGAGCAGATGTTCAACGAGCTGGGTAAATCCCAGGAGGGTGTTATCAATACCGGATTGGGAGTCGTTTCCACCCTCGTTGAGAATTGGGAGACGGTAGGCAAGGTACTTATGACTGTTGTTGCAGCGTATGGTGCATACAAGGCTGCGGTGATAGCGATGATAGCAATATCTAAGGCACAGGTAGCTTGGGAGAGTGCGAAAGCATTCTTGTCTTTAGCGAAGTCTATCACAACCGCCAAAGATGCCATGGCTCTGTTCAATATGGTCTCTTCTTCAAATGTTCTCGGTCTGGTTCTTGGTGCAGTAGCAGCTGGAGTCACGATGTTCAATCTATTCGGCAATAGCGCTGAAGATGCAGCAACCAAGACCTCCAAGTTTACCGAGAGTGCTAATGAAGCATCAAGCAAGATCGAGTCGCTAGTCTCCATTCTGAAGACTGCCAAGGAAGGCTCTAAGGTTTACAAGGACACCATCAAGGAGCTGTCAAACATCTATGGCAACTACGGGATTGCTATTGACAAGATCAAGGAAGACGAGAGTAACCTTGTGGATGTTAAGCAGCAGGAGATAGATAAATCCAATGAACTCATCGAACAAATCAAGCTAGAGGCTACAGAGCGCAACAGAGCCAATGCAATCTCCAAGGCTAACGAAGACTACAACAACCGTGTTGATAGCGCTCAGCAAGCCCTTTTGGGTAAGTTGAAGGATTATGGAACCTCTAGCAGCGGTATAGCCGTCGGCATACAGAACATCGTATCTGACTCGGTTATCAAGCAGTTTGATGACCTAACACAGAAGATGGCTGGCTTGAATGAGCACTCCAAGGAGTATCAGACCTATCTGAAGCAATACAATCAGTTGGAAGCTTCTTTGATATCTGAATCAGAAAAGCTAGCTAATGCCTTTGGCTTTACGGGCGACAATACAAGCGATGCCAGGAAGGCATTGATTGGTTATCTCTATGAGCTTCGAGCTGCAAAGAAGCTGCATAGTGAAGAGGCAGATAATATCAACCGGGCGGCAGATGCAACAGAAGATTTCGGAAACAAGGCCACATCTACCAAGAACAGGATAAATGCTTTGCAGAAGCAGCTCCAGGGTGCCGGCGAGGATGCACACGTCCTCTACAACCGTGTCAAGGAGTTCATGCAGAACTATTCCGAGAACAACATCAACTTCCACGTCAACTTCGATGCCAAGATACCATCGTGGATGCAGAACATGAATATTCCGGAACTGGGACGCTTAGGTAAATACTTCTCTGCTTTGGCACGCGACCTTGCAAACAACAAGAAGTCTGGTGCGCTAGTCAATGGTAAATGGATGTCAACCAACGATATTGCCCAGCGAGGATGGGATTATACCAATGCGGCGAACACCAAGCAGACCAAGGCAGAAGACGATGCTAAGAAGAAGCGGCGTGAGAAGGAAGAGGCAGAAGCCAATGCCAAGAAGAACGCTTCCAAAGCCAAGAAAGCAGCCGCCGATGCCAAGAAGCTAGCAGAAGACCGCAAGAAGGCCCAGGAGGAACTGAACGAAGATTTGAAGCAGCTGCAGCAGGAAAATATTGACACCGATATATCTCAGATGCAGGAAGGCACGGAGAAGAAGCTTGCTGAAATCAAGAACGACTATGCCAAGCGCAAAGCCGAGATTGACAAGCAGGAAGCAGAGTTCAAGAAGAAAAACAAGGAAGCTGGCAAGAAGGCATCCCTTACCTCTGCTCAGTCCAATGCCCTCAATAAGGCTAGAGACCTCGCTACCCAAGAGTACAACAAGAAGCTTGATGAGGTCAACAGGGAAGCCCTCACCTCTATGCGCGACTACTTGAAGGAGTATGGTTCACTCTATCAGCAGAAGCAAGCCATTGCCGAGGAGTACGAAGAGAAGATTGCCAAGGCTCAGACGGAAGGCGAAAAGCTCTCTCTACAGCAGCAGAAGAAGAAGGACCTCCAAACCATCGAGATAAACGCTATCAGACAGAACATCGATTGGGGAAGCATCTTCGGAGACTTCGGAGCTATGTTCAAGGACCAACTGGAGCCTACCATTGAGAAGCTGCAAGAACTCTCAAAGAGCACAACAGATGTTAATGAGCAGAAGACCATACAGGAGCTTATCTCCAAGTTACAAGGCTCTGCCACCGTCTGGGATAGTGACATTTTCAAGAAGGTCTCTGACGATATCAACGCCTATCAGTCAGCCATGCAGGGCTATATTGATGCACAAGAGCGAGAGATTGAAGCCACGAAAGCCGTTACTAAGGCGCAGGAAGACCTCGCCAAGGCTAAGAAGAGCGGTGACAAGACAAGTATCAGCAAGGCTGAAGGCAACCTCTCTAGAGCGCAGGGCGTACTTGCTACCGCATCTAACAACGTTTTGGAGTTCGGTTCATCAGTTCAGAAGGCATCATCAGACTTGCAGACATCTGCACAGAAGGCAGTTTCCCAGTTTCAGCAGCTTGAAAATGGTTTGCAGGGTCTAACGTCGGGGTCACTCAAAGGCATAGGAAACTCCATTCTAGGACTTGACAAGCTTTTCGGGGGTACTATGCAGAAGGACGTTGCTAACACGCTTGCAAAGGGCATCCAAGGGTTGCTCGGTAAAGACAGCAACGCAGCCAAGGCTCTGACGGAAGCTTTAGGGGATAGCGGTATGGCAGGTGAAATAATCTCCGCAATACTCGGCATCCTCGATATTCTGAAAGATGGCTTCGGAACACTCATCAGTAACCTCATGGACACGGTCTTTGGCGCAGTAACGGGCATCCTCGATGATGCTTTATCGGGTGACATCGTTATGAAGCCATTGAAGAGTATCGGGAACAACGTTTCTCATATCCTCAACACGCTTTCATTCGGTGGCTTTAATAGTCTGTTCGGTGGAGATGGAAATGCCAAGAAGGTCAATGATACCATCGAAAGACTGACAGACAGAAATACCCTCTTGCAGCAATCCATCGAGGATTTGACAGACGCAATGGAAAACTCCTATGGCTCTAAGGCAACCTCATACTACGAGCAAGCCTACAAGAATCAGCAGGAGACCAATCAGAACTACCTCGACATCGCAAAGGCGCAGGCAAGCTATCACGCTTCTCACGGCTCATGGAATCGCTATTGGAGCGGTTTCAGTAGTGATGAGATGGATTGGATCAAGAAGAACGTCAAGTCCGACTTCAATGGCGACCTCTTCTCCCTCAGCCCAGAGGAAATGAAGCTCCTCCGTGGCAACGTTGCCATCTGGGAGCACATCGAGAACACTGGCAAGGGTAACTATGGTGGGCGTCTGACAGAGAAGCTGAATGACTACATAGACCAAGCGGGCAAGCTGGAAGAGTTGTCAGACAAGCTGAAGGAAAGCCTTACGCAGATTTCCTTTGACAGCATGAAGGATAGCTTCGTGTCAGACCTTATGGATATGAGCAAGTCAGCGCAGGACTTTGCAGACGATTTCGCTGAAATGATGCAAAAGGCTCTTCTCTCCTACTCTATGGAAGACCTCATCAACGGAGACTTGAAGAAGCTCTATGATGATTGGGCAAAGGCTATCAAGGACAACGATGGCAAGCTTACCGAAACAGACATAGAAGCATTCAACAAGCGTTACGATGATATAGTCCAGGAAGGATTGAAGAGACGTGACGAGTGGGCAAAGGTGACAGGCTACACTGGTTCCTCATCCTCATCACAGACCGCTACAAGCGGAGGATGGGCATCTATGGGGCAAGATACCGCAGATGAGCTGAATGGTCGCTTCACCGCCCTGCAGATTGCAGGAGAGTCCATCGCTCAGAACATGACTACCACCATATCTCAGATGGAGAGCATCGTTACACTCGGAATCTCAACCAATGGCGCGGTATTGGAGATTAGAAATATGATGATTATGACAAACAGCTATCTCGAAGACATCGTGAAGTATTCAAAACTCACCTACAATGACTTCGGAACCAAGCTGGATGATATGAACAGAAGATTAAAGGATATTTAACCTCTATAGGATTTTCGCTAGTCAACCCTTACAACTATACTCAACAATAGCAAAAGCGGCTCACAGCGAAGCCTATGAGGTTATTTAATGATTAAATAGCTATGCTTAAAGGACAACTTTACATAAATGGCAATGATGCCTACCTTACGTGGGGCATCTTCCTAGACGAAACCGCCCTCAGCACGCTTATGACCCCTGCACCAAATAAGGAGTTCATCAGCAACAAGTATCGCTCAAAGGACGGAAAGTCAGTTATCAAGCACAATCCTAGATTGGATGAGAGGGAGATAACGCTGCCGTTCAATATGACCGCCAAGGACTCAGATACGTTCATGATGAACTATGCTAGGTTCTGCGAGGAGGTTCTTGCCAAGGGGGAGTTGGTTATCCGCACCCGATTTCAGCCTAATGTGTGGTATCGGTGCATCTATCTCTCCTGCACTCAATTCAGTCAGTTCATTCGGGAAATGGCAAAGTTCAGCCTAAAGCTCAACGAGCCAGACCCTAGTGACAGAGGTGAAACAAGTAAATATACAAGCTAATGATTCAGATTAAGAGAAATAACAAGGTATTCTTCACATTAGAGGACTTCGGCGAGGGTTCTAAGCTGTCATATCAGCTTATGGACCACCACTACATCATATTGAAGTTCACTACGGCTACTCCTATCTATTTCGAGATTGGTGACTCCGTGGAGATTCCAGACTTCGGCTACTTTGAGCTTACATCATCATATTTCCCTAAGCACAATGATAGTGATGGCTACGACTACGAAATGCAGATGGATGCCTACTATATGTCTTGGAAGAATAAGCTTTGCAAGTATCGCCCTCAGCACGGAGCCAACGAGACCTCCTTCAACCTTACCACAACGGTAGGCGTACACATGAACGTTATACTCGGCAACCTAAAGGCACTAGGTCTTACGTACAATGGCAAGGATTTCTCCGTTGACTACACTACATACAACAACAAGGCTTTCGATGTTCAGAAGAGATTCTTGATCGAGTACGGTTCCATCAGTATTCTCGATGCACTTAACTCCATCTGTTCTGAAGACGCACTCAACTGCGAATGGTGGATAGATGGCTCTATCATATACCTTGGATATTGCGAAATGGAAGGGCAGACAACATTTGAACAGAATGTTAATGTCCTGTCTATGTCCTATTCAGAATCCAAGTCAACTTATATCACAAGACTGTACGCATTCGGCTCAGACAGAAATATTCCGAAAGGATATTTCACTGGTGCCGATGCGGACGTTACCACCGATGGTGTTGCCACTGATTACCTCATGCTCCCTAACAAGGAAGTAGATAGTGATGGGTTCTACGCCAAGGATGGTTACCTGGAGAATGTGAATGTCGTGAAGAACGACAAGCAGGCTATCGAAGGTGTCGTGATGTTTGAGGAGGAATATCCAAAGGTGGAAAGTGTAGTCAGCAGTATCAAGACCTATGATAGCACCGTTGATAACGAAGACGGAACGAAGACTACTCAGACCTTTTGGCAGGTCACTTCTACAGACTCTTTCACTAATAGCTTCAAGGAGAGTTGGATAAAGAGTAACCTCACTCTAGGCATCAAGTTCACTAGCGGTGCTCTCATGGGTATGGAGTTCGATGTCAGCTTCAAGGTTATCGACAAGGTTAACTACTTCGAGATTGTGGCAAACGACACCTACGGAAGAACTCTTCCCGATGGCGTTATGTGCCCAAAGGTTGGTGATAAGTACTTTCTGTTCAACTGGGACGCAACCAAAATTACAGATACGGACCTCATCCCTACTGCTCAGTTATCTCTGTTCGATAGAGCGAAGCAGTACTATCAGAAAACCATGATCAGCAACTCAAACTTCACCTGCACGATGGATGGCGATAAGTTCTACAATGATGGAACATACGATTACCATCCTCTCGGTGAGCAGGTAAAGCTGATTAATGATATGTTTGCGCAGGTGGACGCGGATGGCAAGCACTACCGAAACTCTCGTATCATCGGAATGGAGATACCTTTGGATATCCCTTACGACCACCCTCAGTACACTGTAGGAGAAAAGGCTGCAACAAGCCGGTTGGGTAAGTTGGAAGACAAGGTTGATTCCATCAAGGTGAATGGAATGCAGATAGGCGGCATAGGAAGTGGTAATGGCGGAGGTGTCTATGTAATCGGTCTGAATGATTCCACGCCAGCATCTGATAGCAACGTTTATTCTTCTAGACGTTCTAGGATGGAGTTTGTATCTAGGCTGCAGGATAACACAGCAAAGAGCACAATCACTTGGGAGAAGGTGCAGAAGTTCTTTAGTGGATTGCTTGTCGGTAACTTCAATAATGAGAACGGAGGTTCGTGGACTCCCGATGCCGAAGGTCGTTCGCATCTTATTACCGACTACCTGGAGGTGAGAATGAAGGCTATCTTTGAAGAGCTGGTCATCAAGAAAACCTCCACCATCGGTGGTAAGGAGATTATCTCTCCTGCGGGTGACGTGGTTGTTCATAAGGTAGAAGAGGTTACTGTGACATATAATAATGTGTCACATAAGGCTTATCGTTGCTATTTCTTAGCAGAGCAGGAAGGCGATGCCGTGGATAATGATTTCGCTATTGGCGACCAGGTGCGTTCAGAGTCATTCAACGTTCGCAAGGGCACTTATCATAAGGTGGGTAATCACTTTTACTGGCGATTGATAATCGGTCGTGATGAGGAACCTGTAGAGCTGGAAGGAAAGAAGTATCACTACATCGACCTCTCCGATACCGATTGCGCTACGGCAAGCGATATTCCTGCTAAAGGTGATGTGTTGTCGCAGTGCGGTAATAGAACCGATGTAGAACGTCAGAACTGCCTTATCTTCTCGGCGGTAGATACCTATTCGCCATCCATCAGCCTCTATCACGGCATAAATAGCTATTCCTTTGCCAATAAAGAGTACGTGGAGTATGGCGTGAACAAGCAGACCAATAAGGCGTTCTTCAATGTTTATGGCGATATGTATGTAGGCGACCGACCTACAAAGGAGAATGACTATGAGGGTAGTAGCTACATCAAGTATGACAGCGCAGCCAAGCAGGTATCTATTAAGGGTAAGCTTTCGGCGAAATCTACCGTAGATGGCAAGGAACTGTCTCAGTATATCAGGGAGAACTCAGCAGGAGGCTTGACCGAGGAGCAGGTAAATAATCTCATCAAGAACTCGCAGGTGATAGCCGACTTGCAGAATCAGGTGGATGGAGCTATCGAAACATGGTTCTATGAGGGCGTGCCTACCTTGAAGAATGCGCCAGCAAGCAGTTGGACGACCGATAAGGATAAAGATACCCATCTCGGCGACCTTTACTACGACAACAAGACGGGCAAGGCATACCGCTTTGCCAAGGATGGTAGTACCTATAAGTGGACAGTCATCACGGACACCGATATTGCCAAGGCTCTCTCAGATGCTGCTAAGGCGCAGGAGACCGCAGACGGCAAGATGAAGGTATTCAGCACACAGCCTATTCCGCCTTATCAGTTGGGCGACATTTGGGTAAACGCTACCTATCCTACAGATGGCAGTACCTACAAGAATGAAATCCTGCGCTGCCAGACTGCCAAGGCAAAAGGTTCGTCATTTGCCATCGCTGACTGGACTAAGGCTTCCAAGTACACCGATGATTCTGCCCTCAATTCCTTCAAGGAAGAGTACAAGAACGATATGGCTAGCTACAAAGAGCAGCTTGATGAGAAAGTGGAGACATGGTTCTACAACTATGCTCCTACTACTCAGAATAAGCCTGCTTCTGACTGGACTACCGATACGTTGAAGTCGCAGCACGCTGGCGACCTGTTCTACAATACGTCTAATGGCTACACATACCGTTGGACGGGTACGGCATGGGCGAGAATCAAGGATAACGACATCAACACTGCTATGACCGCAGCAAGCAAGGCGCAGGACACGGCAGATGGAAAGCGTACCGTTTTCACCTCTCAGCCTACTGTTCCTTATGACGAGGGCGACCTGTGGGCTAGCGGCGGAGATGATGGCAAGACTTTGATGGTGTGCGTTAAGAGTAGAGTCACTGGCAGCTTCACCTCATCAGAATGGGTAAAGGCTGATGATTCCGACCTCAACGCATTCGCCAAGACCATAGAGGAAAGCTTGAATGGAATACGAGACCAGCTCGACAAGAAGGCTGAGACTTGGTATCAGCCTTCTGACCCGAGCGCATCCTGGACTACCGATGATGCGAAGAAGGAGCATAAGGGCGACCTGTGGTATAACACAAGCAACAACCAGACTTTCTTTTGGAATGGTACGAAATGGGATAAGCAGGACGTGCCTACCGAGGTTTTCGACAAGATAGATGGCAAATCCAGCATCTATGTAAGCAAGCCTGCATCCTATGAGGAACGTGACCTCTGGATTTTGGAAGCAGCATATACCCTCGGTGGTGTTGCATATTCCAAGGGCGAGCTTGTCGTGGCAACCAAGACCAATGCTTCATTCAGCGCAGCCGATTGGACTAAGAAAGTGAAGTACACAGACGATACTGTAGCGAACGCAGCAAAGAAGGCAGCGGAAGAGGCGAAGAAGGCGGCAGATACCGCACAGACGAATGTTACGAATCTCGGCAAGACCGTTACAAGCAACAAGAAGGCTTTCGACAACTACATCAAGGATGGCTACCTAGAGCCTTCTGAGATTGCGGCTATGGCGCAGGATTCCAAGCGGCTTGAAGATGCTTTCGCAGCTGCCGAGAAGTCGTACAATGTGGTGAAGGGAGCAGAGGTACTGGCGAACACCAAGGAACTCACTGACCTCAAAACTGCTTTTGCTACTCTCACGACTGCCAAGAAAGAACTCATCAAGTATCTCTCTGATATTTCGAAGAGATACAATGCTGCTGATACAAACGGCAAGGCTACCATCGTCTCTGCCGTCGGAACGAAGTTTACCAACTTCCAGTCCGCATACAGCGCATTTTACGACAAGCTTGGCTTGGCAAACGCCTATATTACCAGTAAGATTTATAGCAACCTCGGTGTAGTAATCGGTGACGTAACCAGCCTTGCTTACCTAAAGAAGGCTCTGATGGATGCTCCCGATACTGAGATTAACGGAGGTCTGGTTCTTACATCACTCATCGGTTTGCGAGACACGGACGGAAACACTACGGCAGGTATCAATGGTATAACGGAGAAGTCTGCAAAGGGAGGCGGCATCGCTGCTTGGTTCGGTGGCGAAATGGTAGATAAGGACTACAACGACGGCTCTAAGACACCTGCCAACACCATCTTCCGCTTCGATGGCTCGGGCTATGTGGCAGGTGGCGCAATCTGGTGGGGAACAGATGGTAGGGTTCATGCAGACCCGACATCGTTTATCATCAGCGAGAAGAATCTTGGCGCATACCTCACCTTCTTCGAGCCTACGTGGAAGTCAGGAAGTGCAGGAACGAGCGTTGCCGACCTTGTATCGCTGAAGCCGAACGCACCATTTTCCAAACTTGGTGTATCTGGCGATGCTACATTCGAGGGTGCAATCACCTTTCACGGAATCAGCATCACGTATGATGCGACCAACAAGGCTATCAAGATAGATGGTAATCTCTATGCCACAGGCGGTATCACAGCATACGGAGCAGGAACGCCAACATCAACTGGTGGCGGATTGAATGGCAGCGTAAAGAGCTATGCAGATGCCTTGAAGCTTACGTCTGAATCTCTGTCTGAGGTTGCTTCTGCTTACTCAATTAAGCAGCTCTCTACTAGAATCACGTCACTGGAGGGTGGCAGTGCTACATCAATATCCGTATCGGGCAGTGGCAATGCGGTTACGTCTGTTACCAAGAATGGTACTACTATCAGCGTAGTTAAAGGCGCAACATTCCTCACCAGTCATCAAAGTCTGAGTGCTTACTTGAAGTCTGCCGATGCGGAGAAGACCTATAGCAAGTTGGGACATACCCACGCATTCAGCGAGATTACGGGAAAGCCAACAACACTTGCCGGCTATGGAGTCACCGATGGAGTCAATGCGGTATCGGTCACAGGCAATGGGAACGCCGTTACTAGCGCAAGCATAGACGGTCACACCTTGACTTTGACAAAGGGAAGCACATTCTCCCTCAGCGGTCACACCCATACCTTCGCTAGCTTGACCTCAAAGCCAACTACAATCGCAGGATATGGCATCACGGACGCTTATACCAAGGCGCAAGTGGACTCGACCATTGCTAAGTATCTCCCTCTTGCAGGAGGAACGATAACAGGTGCGCTTACCGTCAACGGCATCGCTACCTTCAAGAGCAAGGTCGCCATTGGCGACATCTACATCATCAATGATGGAAGCGGCAATCTCTACGTTCAGAAGACGGACGGAAAGACCGCCGCCAACTTCTATGCGACAGGCGGCATCACGGCTTTCGGTGCTTCTTCCGTCAGCGGTGGCACAGGAAGCGGATTGAACGGCTCAGTCCTTGGCTTCGAAAAGGCTACAGCCATGACTTCCGCCGACAACGGAGACAGCAGCAAGACGGAAGTTTCATTCCTTGCTACTGCTTGGAGCATCAAGCAGCTCAACGACAAGATAAACGCATTCGGGACAGGCGTGTTCTCCGACTATCTTACGATAGCAGCTGCCAAGGCTACCTATCAGCCAAAGGGTAGCTATCTTACTTCGCATCAGACCATCTACGGCTTGACTATTCAGAAGAATGGTACAAGCCTAGGCACTTACACCCCAAACTCTGCTGCGAAAACCATAAACGTAACCGTTCCTACCAAGTTGTCCGAACTCAGCAATGATAGCGGATATACTAAGAACACAGGTACGGTCACATCGGTTGCAATCTCTGTCCCAACTGGGCTTTCGGTCAGCAGCTCGCCTATCACTACCAATGGAACTATTGCCATTGCCCTTGCTTCTGGTTACTCCATTCCTACTACTGCAAAGCAGACAGCTTGGGATGGTGCGGTATCAGCAAAGCATACTCATAGCAATAAGTCTGTACTGGACGGCATTTCATCCACTAAGGTAAGTCATTGGAATAGTGCCTATGACTGGTACGCCCTTATGACTACTGACGAGGAGACTGCGGACGGAATTATCAATAAGTGGAACGAGGTGGTGAGCTTCCTCGCCAATATTGCGCAGACAGACACTTTAAGTGGTATCGTTGACGGAATCAACAAGTCTATATCTGACGAGGTAGCAAGAGCGAAAAAGGCAGAAGGGGTAAATGCTTCGGGCATATCCGCAAACAAAGGGAGTATCGCCACCTTGCAAGGCTACTTCACAAACGGTTCAGCGAAGAAGGCACTCCAGCTTACTAATGCTCGCAAATTGTGGGGAAATTCGTTCAATGGCACTGCTGACATCAATGGAAGCATCATCGTGCCTAGTGGAAAGTATATCTCCATCGGTAACATCAAGTTGGAGTATGATGCAGCTAATAAGGCGCTGAAGATTACGAATACTACGACCGAAGAGGTGGCTAACCTCTACACAAGTGGTGGTGTGTCCGCTTATGGTGTTGGAGCATCATCATCAAGCGGTGGTGGTCTCAGTGGCTCTGCCAAGGCTTATTCTGATGCTATCAGGCTTACTACGGAAAACCTTTCAGAGATTGCTTCTGCCTACTCAGTAGCAAAGCTCTATTCGGAGATTCAGAATGTAGCAAGTGCTGTTCCTAGTATCAGCGTGTCTGTTCCAACTGGCGGAAATGCCCTCACTGGTGCAACCTATGATGCAAGTACTGGTGTAATTACTTTCGCGAAGGGTACGTTCCTCACGGCTCATCAGTCTCTCGATGGTTACGTGAATGCGATAGCAGTTAGCGGAAGTGGAAATGCTGTTACTGCCGTTACAAAGAGCGGCAAGACCATCACCTTCACGAAGGGTGCTACATATCTCACCTCGCATCAGAGTTTAAGTAATTATTACACCAAGAGTAGTGTAGATTCTCTTCTTAATGGTAAGTCTGCTACTACTCATACACATAGTGTTAAGATTAACGGTGTTACTAAAACTATTGCAGCTACTGGTGGAACTGCTGTAGATTTAGGAACGTATCTTACTAGTCATCAATCTCTTAATGGGTATGCTACGCAATCTTGGGTTAAAAGTCAAGGTTATCTTACTAGTCATCAAGATGTTAGTGTTCTTACTATGGCTAATGATAGATATTATAGTTCTGGTCAATGGGGTATAAATATGAGAAATTCCGATATTATTGGAGTTAATAGCATTTATACTAATGATGTATCTGAGACCACTACTGAAGCTATTCTATTTTTTAGAAGTAACGGTAACTATGATGGTATTCGTGCAGTAAATGGAGTATTATATTTTAGCAATAATGTAGTTAGAACTACTAGTAAATATGATGCTGAATATGAAGTTTATCATAAAGGTAATCTTACTAAACTTAGTCAACTTACTAATGACAAAAACTATGTTACTGGTTCTGTAAGCGGTCAAACTATTACTATCAATGGTGTTTCTACTACTTGGCAAAATACTTGGAGAGGAATTACTGATAGTTATAGTGGAACTTCTACTGGTACAAGTCTTAGTCAAAAAGGTGCAAATAGTTTATATAATGCTTTACATAATGGATATGCATCAAGTGCAGGTAATGCTGATACTGTAGATGGTGAACATGCATCTGCTTTTACTAGAATAGTAGGTAGACATACATTTTTCACATCAGGAACTGCACCTTATAATTATATTCATTTGTTTAGAATAGCAAATTCAGATGGTTATAGTACTCTTGATTGCGAAATAGATATTAGAACACGTTATCATAGTGCTAAAATAGAAATTAGAATTTCTACAGCGGAACATCCTTATAATAATGGAGGATGTTCAATTTCAATAGTAAAGAAAGTTGTAAGTGGTAGAACTTGTAATCTTTGGTTTTTACCTACAGTACAATCATCTAACTATAATTATTATGATGTGTATTATGAATCAGGAGCTTGGAACTCAGGTTCTTATGGAATAACATTAAAAGGTACTAATGGTACTCTTGTCTTTGAACATAAAGGCACAAAACTTACAAGTTTACCAGATAAAGTTAGTCCTGTTACCGATAACGTTGCTGCTTCTGCTACGAAGTTGGCAACGGCACGAAACATTGCTTTGGGACATGATTTTCGAGGCTCGGCGAACTTCGATGGAACAGGAAACGTCACCATTAATGGACATATCAATGCGGCTATTATCAGTATCGGCTCGACAGACCCTAGTCCTTTCAAGAGGATTGCGCACGTTCAAGTTCCGAGTAGTTGGACCGATAATGCACTGTTGTTGTATCTCAGCCAAGGTTACGTTGATGGCTGTTTCGGAATATGTAGGGTGGAGTTCAGAACAAATAATGTAAGTGAAGCTGGCTCGGCTGGTGCATCTGTAAAATGGTTGTTTCGCTATGGCTATGCGCCGGATTACGTACAGGTAGGATTTTACTCAGCAAAGAATAACAGCTACATGGATGTGTTCGTAAAGACCACTGGCGGTTATCAAGGAACGGTTATAAGATGTTTGCAAGATTCAAGAGGTAGCATAAACTCAAACGTCTCTTTGTTGAAGGCGACAGCAACCACGGAGGCATATACTTCCATAGAGGCGGCGGCAACGGCACTATACAAACTTGCATACACAGCCATTGTTAAAGGTTCAGATGCTGGAGCGGTGAACTATGCTAACAGTGCTGGTAACGCTGGCACCTTGGACGGCATCCACGCCAACGGATTGTTCACCAACCTGTCCAACAACGGCAACAACTTGTCCATAACCATTGGCGGTACAAACAAGACGTTGACGGTGGGCTATGCTACGAAGGCGGCGCAACTCAACACCGCTCGCACCTTGTGGGGACAGAGCTTCGATGGAACAGGGAACGTGAACGGTACGCTCATCAATACCAACTCGGCAGGATCGGAAACCATCATCAGGTGCTCGAACACCAACGGGCAGATAGACTTGCTGACAAGTGTCAACAGAGGTGTCTATGACCGCACAAAGACAAGGTGGCTGATTGGCACGAATGGAGCGAACTCATGGCTTGATTGCGGAAACGTGGGAATCGGTACTACCGCACCTGCATACAAACTGGACGTGAGCGGCGATGCGAGGGCAACCAACTTCCGTGGTGCTCTTGTGGGCAACGCTGCGACTGCTACGAAGCTACAGACGGCACGTACAATATGGGGGCAGTCATTTAACGGTACGGCTAACGTGAGCGGAAGCATTACAGGTGTGAATAACATCACGATGAGCAACAACTCATACCTCTATGGTAAAAATACTGGTGGTACGGCAATCCAGTTGATAGCAATGGCTAGCTGGAATAGCGTAGATATTGGTAGAGGTGCGCTTACCTACGGATATACAACGCAGGTGATGGGCAAGACTGTAGCCCTTACCGCCTCTGACGATAGCGGAAAGAATACAAAATCGGTGGAACTCTCAACCGCCAAGCTTTATTCTAATGTAAATATAGAAACAGAAGGGGGGCTGCTTGCACATGGAGGTGTCACTGCCTACTCATCCTCAGACATCCGCTTGAAGCAGGATTTGCGGAAGTTGGATTACTTGGGCATCATAAAGGCGATGGGTGGCACGTTCGGCTTTGCTTGGAAGAAAGACAATACAAGGTCTATCGGTTGGATTGCTCAGCACGTCTTGTGCAACCCTCACTTAAAGGACATCGTGGAGACTGACGAGAAGGGCTACTACAAGATTAACTACTGGTCTCCGAAGCTGATTGCAACGGCATTCGGTGCTATCGAGCAGGTGGGCGATGAGGTCAGCAGGTTGAAGACTCGGGTGGTCTTCCTCGAATCCGAGGTTCAGCGATTGAGCGGAAAGCAGGACGGCAATAACAAGAAGAGATTAGATAACAAGAATATTAATTTATTAAATTAGTTAAGAAAATGGAGAATTTAAAGATTAACAAGAAGAGTGAACAGACAACCGCCACTTACACCAAGGGCGGCTATCGAGTAGAAATCACCTACAATGTTGACAAGACGGGTGGCAACATCGACAGCATCGATATGAGTATCTATGGTGATGCAAATGGTAACTATCTCGGCAACGCGAACGCTAGCTCCAACGGCAGCGAGCTGATCTACAACATCAGTGGCATCCCTCAGAGCAAGTTCAGTGAGGTATCAGTATTGATAGCGGAGGTTGATTCCGCTATCGCTACCAATATGGCTAGCGAGGCAGCAGAGTAAGTATTAACGCAGGGTGGCTCTTATAGAGCTGCCTTGCCTAGTTTTTTAAGTTTTAAAGATTAAGCGTATGGCATTAGCAAACGGAAAAATAACGGCTCCCGTCAGTATCGACGACCTGAAGAACCTCTTCGGAGAGGGCAGCGGCGACCTTGCTACTCTTTGTACGTCACCGAAGATAAATGTCTGGGCGAAGTATAAGCCTACCGTATTTCCATCCCCTTTTCCCGATGACTGGTACAAGGCGAAGGATGGCAACTTCGGCTTGAATATCACGGTGGATAATGCAAAGAGCAACTGGAAAGACCTTGTAGCGGAATACTCGAAGGCTAATAATGGATATAGCAACTTGTATAATAAGCCTACAGGCGGTGCATCTTCTCCATACCGCCTTGGAGATTTCAGAGGGTACTTCCATAAAGCTGCTCCTGAAGTCAGAGACTATCTTGGTATGAACGTGTTCATCCGTGAGAGTGATAACAATCAGATTCTCACGGAATACAATGCCATATCGGCAGATGGAGACCAGGTTAGCTACTTCGATTTTGCAGCATTCAAGGACAAGTACTTCGGCTACATCATCACCGATAAGAGCAAGTCCACTCTACAGCTCATCACCACGGCATCCAGCGTAGGCACATTCACCGTGCCGCTGCCTAAGAATGCCCTTCAGGTAGGCGATTACCTTGCATTCCCGATGTTTTGCTCGCACAATTATTCCAGCGACCACACCCTTCATCAGATGACCTGCTATGCCATTCCAAACCTAGCAGGAGGTAAGTCGCTATCAATTATCAGTCAGTCGCAATCCGTAGCTGCTAACTTCGCACAGATTAATGCAAAGGAGCAGCTTGGCAGAATCATCGTAACGCTGAAGATGAAAGATAATGCCACAACAGTAAAAAATGTTGCTGTATATTGCGTTTATCAGACGGACCCATCCAAGGGACAGAGTATGGTCGCAGGAGAGTATGTGAATACGGTAGGAACGATGAATGCAGGTGAAACCAAGACTGTCAGATTCACAAATCTTACCAGCGGCAAGTCATATAAGATATACGTGATAGCAAATGGTACTTGGGTTGTAAAGGGTCTTATCCCATTTAGTATTATGCCCGATATGTAGTAGATATAAAGAAAGTATAACGATAAAAAAGAAAGAAATATGAGTGTAAATAACGGAAAAATCACCCCCCATATCCATCGATGATGTTAAGTCGGTGCTGGGAGAACCGAGTAATGATATTGCCACATTGTGCAAGTCCGCCAATATCAATAAATGGGCAAAATACAAGCCAATGAGCATAGCCAAGCCGTTTAATATTACAGAACGAGACAGAGCCAACTGCCGTTATGGTCTGGATTTCACCACCAATTCATTACTTATCAATGAGTTTCGGAGAGGTTCATCTTTTAGCCTGAGTACATATTCCTTGACAAATGTACTGGATGCTGCCAGTGAATGGACATATTCCAGACCTAGAGGAGGTAGCAGTTCGCCCTATCGTTTAGGTGATTTCGTTAACAATGAAACATTAACAGATGGGTATAGTGCAAAGACCTCTGCCCCTTTAGGAGGATTCTCCAATGGTGTAATCGGATTGGATAGCTACAAGACTAGAACCATCAGCACGTCACCAGGTAAGACAGATTCCTCTGCCCCCAATGTAAGCCTTGAAGGTACAAGTCTCTTATATACCAGCTTCAAGTGTAGATGGGCTGGCTCAGATTTATATAGCCAGTCGTGGCAAGCACTCGGAATGGTAGGTTCAGATGTAATACCTATTAATAATATCCTCGATATTAATAATGGATATTATCGTTTGGGACTTGTTGTAAGGGGAGTAAGTAATTGGTATCTCTGTGTATCCAGTTCCACATTCAAAGAGGTAAATGCCAATACAGAAAGGCAGACTTCAGCACCGAGATGGATATGCCCGAATCTGATGAGCAATACAAGACTTATTGATGAAGTTTTAGAGCACATGAATAGCCACGAAGAGTATTATGCTACAGCAGTACCTTGTATAGTCAAGAATGCTATTATATCTGTAAGTGGCTTGATTTGTACCACTAAGCTTCAGAGTGATGGAGAGATATATTGCGTGCCGGAGGGTAAGGTGTTTTTTGCGTTGCAAATCAAGAAGACGGCAGCTTACACCGTTCACTTCACTGTAGCAGTCTATGTAACTAAACAAATGATAAACGTGGGAAATGGAGAAAGCTGGAACAATTATCCTGTAGAAGGATTTGATATTGTTTTTGATGGAAATGGAGTTCTTACTCAAGATTATACCATAGAAGCTTTCATCTCCTTTACATATCAGTCGGGCGTGAAGGAAAGAAAACAGGTAAGTAATTATAAAGTTACTGGTTCTATGAAGAAAGGTAGTGCCGCAGGAACGAGAGTACATTCAGACAATCCACCTAGCTACCCAGCAGTAGGTAGTATTGTTGTTCAAAGAATAACATGGAAATAAAATATAAGTAATTTAAGTATTATAATAATTTCTCTTATATCCTTGCATATACAGAATATTTTCCGTATCTTTGCGGAGTATTAAGAATTTTATTTTAAGTTTAACATAAAGAGCAGAACAAAATGAAGAAGATTAAGACAATCGAGGCTGTTGCAGCCTACAAGACACTGAAGGCATTGAAGACATCATCAATGAGCGATGATGCCGCATTGCGAGTATGGAAGAATATGAAGGCTCTGCGCCACGTAGCCGATACCTACGACAAGGATGTGGAGGAAGCGCAGGAGAGCTTGAAGGACGATAAGTTCGAGGAGATGCAGCGCAAGCTCCAGGAGTGCCAGCAGTTGGAACAGAAGCACGCCGATGAGGGCTACGAATACACCAAGGACGATTCAGCCAAGTTTGCGGAGGTTAATGAGTACTTCTTTAATCAGAAGCAGAAGACCGAGAAGTACTTCTCAGACCTTGCCAATGCCGAGGTAGAGGTAGCCATCGAGGCAGTTGACGAGAAGGAGCTTTTTAAAGCAGCTAAGGATTGCGGCTTGAAGTTCGCTGATATGGAGAGCCTTGAAGTGGTGATAGGATAAACACTGATAAGTAGATATAGAAATAGCGTTAGAATGGCATTCTTGTTCAGTTCTAACGCTATTTTTGTGACCTATTACTTTCAGATTGTTACTTTTTATAAAGTTTAACACAAAAATCAACTGAAAATCAACCACTTCTGTTAGAAAAATGCATATCTTTGCGGAAGAAACTTAAAAAATCAACGAACAATAGTCTAAAAAAAATAAGCTTATGAACAAAGAAGATGAGAGCGACCTATTAAAGTGGTTGCAAGACAAAGATGTTAGCGAGGTGATGTCCTTGCTGATGAAGCACGGAAATCGGTATAGCAGAAGGATTCTGAAATTCTTTCGCTGGTTCTGTAAGTATGTTCCAATTATAATTATGTGCTTTCACGCCTATGGAATGTGGGATTTTTCACAGCATCCAAGGGAAATGTTCATAACAAACAATGAGAATTTTCCCTGCTATTTATTTATCTACTTTATGGTGTACATCTTGCCGATGGTTTTGATATTAGCAAGCCGATTCTTCTACCTATGTTGGAGATATAGAATACCCTTCTTTTATTTCTTTGGTGTGAATGCGGCTCATATCGTACACTGGAGTTGGTACACAACTCAAGATATGATAGATTCCTGCTTCACTGTAATGATAGTAACAGCAATGTTTTATATATACGGATTTGCAGATATGTTTATTAGCAGAACTAGATTAGGACGTAAAATTTGTGCGTGATATGGGAAAGATATTGAATTATAAGATACTCGGAACGGCTTTAAAGTCATTGGCTGATGCTTGCTTTAAGGCAGACGAGCAGCAGCGAAATGGCGAGAAGGTCACCGCTTGCGGTATGAGCGATGATGACCTGGATAGATTGTGTGACATCATCCCCGATATGCTCAATCCTATGATGAGCACCGAGGAAGTCAAGGAGAAACTGCACGTTTCCGATGCCACCCTTAACAGGATGGTGACGAGGGGTGAAATCCCGAATGGCGAGTGCAAGAAGCGTGGGCACACTAGGTATTGGAAGAAGTGGGATATTCTGCACTTCATTAAGAGTAAGAGAGGTAAGTGATTGCCTTTCTTTTTGTTTTCAATCCTTTCCAATCTTGCAAACATTGGAAAGGATTTTAATTCCCCCGATTTCGTGGGTTTTAAAAATACAATATTTCGATAAAATTATATGCGATATTATACAATTTTTCTGCAAAAATATATATTCGTTTATATGAAGGCATAAAGTTTTGCACTTTTTCGCTGAATCTATTTGATGATTAAATATTTTGTTGTATATTTGCAGCATCATTGTTTAATCACCAAATAGTTATCGTATGGCAGATAGAATTAAAGATATTGTTGTAGGCGTAATTCTTGCAATCCTCGCCTATCTAAAACCGATTGAAGGCGAGCTATCTTCGCTTATGATCGTCTTCGCCCTTAACTTTATTTTCGGTTATCTCAGTGGGATGATTGCAAAAGGAGAGAACTTCGAGTTAAAGAAAGCTGTTGTGTGCATCGGTCACGCTACCGTGTTCTTCGTCCTTTGTGCAGCAGTATATGCAATCGGGCGATTCAAAGGACAGATGGAAGGTTCCGTTCAATGCGTTTCCTTTATCTCGTACCTAGTATTGTGGTTCTACGGATGCAATATTCTTAAGAACTTGAAACAGATATTCAAGAAGGATACCCCACCTTGGTATGTAGTGAGTTTCCTCTATTATCTCATGCGTTTCAAGTTTATCGAGAAGATTCCATATTTGTCAGACTATCTAAATTATGCAGAAAAGGAGGAAAAGATATGATGTTGTTAGCGATTATAATGGTGGTAGCTATTATGGGAGCAATTCTCGCATTTGGCTGTCTGATTCAAGGTAATGATTATAATGAGGAGGAATAAATATGGCAGATTCAAAAAAACTCGTTCCGTTTATCCTCAGTTGGGAGACGGACAAATACACAAACAACAAGAAAGATAAGGGCGGTCCAACAAAATACGGCATCACCCTTGCAACCTGGAGAAGGGTCGGGTATGACAAGAATGGCGATGGTGTTCTGAATGAGGAAGATGTAAAGCTCCTCACCAAGGACGATTTCCATCGTGTCTTTAAGCAGAATTTTTGGAATGCCTGCAAAGCAGACAAAATCCAGGATCAGAGCGTAGCTAATATGCTGGTTGACTTTGCTTACAATAGTGGAGTCAAAAGAGCAGCAACCTATCTCCAGTTAACATTAGGCATCACGGCGGATGGCATCATTGGTAATAAGACATTGTTCGCCATCAATAAATCTAATGGCAAGAGACTCTTTGAGAGATTCAAAAAAACAAGAGAAGATTATCTTAAGAGCATTGCCAAAGGTGCACAGAAAGACTTTCTTGACGGCTGGTTGCGAAGAGTAAGCTATATCACATATGGACACTTAAAATTGAATGAATGATGAAATGGCATGACTATAACTTTTGGAAAACGGTTGTCGGCATAACGCTTGCAATGTACGTTTCACTGCTTATTATCGGTTGTGGGGCTCCAAAAACGGTTACTAAGCAGACATATTTGAAAGACGAACAGAACGAAAGAAAGTTCGATTCTCTTTTTACTGCTCGTTTGTCATACTCATTTGATAAATGGCTACACTATCAAAAGCAGGAGAGTGACAAGAGCACCAAGGATAGTAGCTACGTCAAGGATAGTACGGCTACAAGGTTTGATGCGCAAGGAAAGAAAGTCGGCGAGGATAGGCTACATTACGAATATCATAGCCGAACGGAGAAAGATACTCAAAGATTGCTTGATAGCATCAGTCTATACAAATCATATAAAGACAGCTTCAGTATATATAGGTTCAAATGCGACTCATTGATGAAAGTAAAGAAGGAAAGTGATACGAAAAACATCAAGGAGCCAGTTTCAAAAATGCAGAATATTTTTTCTCATATAGGTGTGTTTAGTTTTTTATTAATATGGGTTATTGTGATATACATATTCTTATATGTATATGAAAGGAAACATTCTTAGATTTCTTTTTTAGGTTTGAGATTGATTTAGGATAACTTGTTGGCGGCTGCTCGTGATGAGTGGTCGCCATTTTTTGTTTGCAAAGTAAATTCTTTCGCTCTAAGAGGGTAAAAAATGAGCTTACCTACTATCACACTAAACTACTGATTTAGAGCTACTAACAGAAACTATGATAGAGTTATAGCTTATTTGCAAACTATTTTCTAACTTTGCACACGTAACGTTACAAATAGTGTTAGTTAAATATTAAGGTTAAATTAAAAATTCGGGATATGGAAAGTAAAACTTACGTGTTCAATCCAGAGAGCGGCACAAGCGGCACAGGCTCCAATGGAATCTTGGCTATGCTTCCTGCACTCATGCAGAGACAGGGCGTTGACCCAGGTCTTATTGCACTTTTGAACAACCGTGGAAACGGAAATGGTTGGGGTGAAGACATCTTTGCTATCCTTTTGTTGTTCATCCTTATGGGCAATAATGGTATGGGACTCTTCGGAGGTAATCGCTGCATGGGTTCTAATGGACAGGGTGGCGTTATGCCAATGCTTAACAATGATGCCAATACTGCCGTTATCATGCAGGCTGTTCAGCGCAACGGCTTTGATGTTCAGAGCTTGGCTACAGCCCTCAACACATCAAGTGACGCAGTCATGGCTGCAATCAATGGCTTAGGTCAGCAGATTTGCAACCTCGGCAATCAGATGGGCATGAATGCTAATCAGATTTTGACTGCTATCATGCAGGGTAATAATGCCATCGCTACTCAGTTGGCAGAATGCTGCTGCAAGACCAATAACGCCATAACTGCAATGGATGGCAACCTCAAGTTGTCTATCTGTCAGCAGACACATGCCATCAATGATACGGCAAATGCCAATGCTTTGATGCTCCGTGACAAGGCAGATGCTAACAATCAGTCTGTCTTGGCTAAGTTGGATCAGATGCAGACACAGGCAATGCAGGATAAGCTCGATGCTTTGAGAGAGAAGAATAGTGCCCTGCTTGCTCAGATTTCCAATGAGCATCAGACACAGGCTTTGCAGTCTTATCAGGCGCAGGTCATCACACCAGTAAATGCAGCTTTGGCTGCACTGCAGGCAGAGGTGGCTGGTATCAAGTGCAAGTTGCCTAATACCATCAGTGTTCAGTACCCTCAGTACGGAGTATTCAACAAGGACGTTTATACTGCTGCCGCCATGGGAGCTTATGCAGGTGATGTAGCGGCTTCTCGTTCAACTGTAGGATGCGGTTGTTAGGAAAGGAGGTAACTATGTTCCCTTTATATCCATTCAATCCATTTATTCCAATCGGTCAGAGAAACCAAATCAAACTTATTGATGTAGGCGGTATCTATGAGCTGAAGACAAATGCCCAGCAGGTTACAGATGCTAGTGTAGATTATGGTATCAATCCTTGCTACTACAATGCTTTGCCTTGCGAGTGCATTGTACTCTTGAAGATACATCAAGGAGTTGCCGCTGCAAGTGCGACACTTCCTGTCACAATCGTAACTCCAAATAGTGGCTCGACCACTGTTAACGGAACCGCCAACACCAGCGGAACAGCTTCCGGTACAACAAAGGTGCCAGTTGTTGATCATTCGGGAAATGCAGTGACGGGAGCTAGCGTTTCGGGAACTACGGAGGCTTTGGCATACATCAACAAGAAGAGCGGTATTATCCGACTGCTTGGGTTTCAGCAGCCTACAGGCGGCTAACAGAGTATTAACTATGGGACAGATTGAAAAGTCTGTCCCACTAAAAGAGAAAGAAAATGTTTCAAGGACTAAGACAGTCTTCTCTCTTCTACATTTTAGACAAGGGAGGAGAAAAGCCGACACTAAGAATCGGTCAAGTAATATCGGTTAGCAATCCTCAACAGAAATACCCAAGCTACGTGCCTGGTCAAACACCGACATTAGAAACTACGGTAGATGTTAAGGTGCAAGTAGAAGACCAGCAAGTAAACTTTGAAAAGCTGCCATCTACGGCACAGATAGTAAACTTCGGCAATGAAGGTGTTGTTGTCAGTGACAGCAGAGAAGCTATGTGCGCCGAGATTGATGCTATGTTGCGACATTCCAAGGGAGTCGTGGAAAGTGTAGATTACCACAATGGAGTCATAAGCTCCTGCGAGGAAATGCTCACTAGAATCAACCCACAGATTGCCAAGGAGAAGCAGCAAGAGCAGGACATCAATAACCTCAAATCAGAGGTCAGCGGCATGAAGGGAACGCTATCCAATATTGAATCCATGCTGTCTAAGGCTTTGAGCGGTAACAATTTTAAAAAGTAATTGCTATGGGATATATGGTAGAAATTACGGAAAACAAGTTCGATGAGCTTGTTGACAACTGCGAGGAAATGGTTCGAGCAGGTGGCAAGGTTATGAAGTGCCTGGATAGTCTGAAGCGCGAGCGTATGGGAAACCGTATGCCGATGCCAGACTATCGTGACAAGTGGGACGATGAAGATTGGCGTGACGAAGACCGCTATGGAGAGCGACGCTACTATGGTCGCCGTGGTGGACGTTACTAATGTTTAATTCGGTGGCGGGGATTTCTCCCTGCCACCCTTAATAGAAAAAGCTATGGGAAAATGTAGAATGCCTTTGGATGCTTACGATATGAAGCCAGAAGGAATGATAGCATATCTGAGATATAACGGCTGGCACTTCAACAAGAAAGCTTGCGAGTGGGCAGTTGCTCAGATGAGAAAATACAACCCAGTCACCAAAAAGGATGAGGAGGTTGAATATATGGATAAGGATAAGGTTGAATCCATCCTTACCAAGCAGGGAGTGACGCTTGAAAATAATGTAGGCTATGATCATGTCTATGTGGCAAACATGGTTAAGGCTGATTTCTATAAGTCTTCCATCGAGGACGAAGCTCACATGGCTTTGTTCGTGAAAGATATGGTTGATGATACCGACCAGAAGGATGGCTTCATCTTTAACAGATTCTATGCCGATTGTAACCATAATGGCATCGGCATTCCATGGGATGATATTTTATGATAAGTCAAGAGATATATCTAGAGAAGTATGATTGGAGGATTCTTGTGTTCTACGGTTTAAAAGCAGCAGATACCGAAGAGGTATGCAACTCCCTTGTGCAGATAGGCTGCACAGAAAAGGCGGTCGAAAGCGCAAGGGAGCATTGCTTGCGTGGAATGCCTAACACAGGTCTCACCTACTCCAATCTTGCAGGTAGAAAGAGCGTGGTTGCTGTCAGTAGGACCACAACGGAATATGAGTTTGTGAATACTGTCACACACGAAATGTTCCACGTTGTCACTCACATCTGCGAATCACTAGGTATTGACTTGAAAGACGAAGAGCCTTGCTATATGATGGGATGGCTCTGCCAGGCTATTAGTAGGATATTTATTTAAAACTTAGAAATATGACGGACATTAAATTAATGGTGGATGCTGCAAGGCAGCTTAACCAGACTTGGAAAATGACTAGTAACGGTTTGGAGACGGATAATATTCCAAACGATGTGTATAATGCTTTGTGCGAAGTGGATGAAGCTGTAACCAATCTGATAGACAAGATTGGAGAAGCTACAAAAATAATTACATTAAGCAGCATCTACAAGAACGAATAAAGTTCTGATACTCAGTGAGTTAAATTTAGTATTTTTAACTAAAATAAAATGTGGTATATTTGCATATATCACATTTTTTTTGTACCTTTGCATATAGAAAGAGTGGTTATTTTGACTAACCACAGATTATGTTGAACCAATTAAAATCTTAAAAAGATGGAAGAAATTAAGGAAGTCAAAAAGAATTATGAAATGGGATTCATTTCATCACAAGAATTTCTTTGTGAATATGCAGACGTTCTTTCTAAACTTGGAGCGCAGGGCGAACTGATCGATGCTATGAATACGGTATTGGCACCTCTTGCAGATTTCATAGTGAAGGACATCTTGAATGCCAAAGATGCCGAGAAGAAACAGATTAAGGACTTCTTTAATTTTAAGTAG